CTTGCTCCGATATGTAGGTGACGTTTTTTGCGTTGACCGGCGTGTTGCAGAGTTCATCTGGCAGGCCGCAATCGAGAAAATCGAGCGGGATGCCGCGCGCGGTGGTGCCGCCTAATGAAACCAAAGATCTTGGATATACGGCCGGCGCTCGGGGGCGCCGGTAGTCTGCGCGCGCGCTTTGACGCCGAAGTTGATGGTGGAGTTCGGCTGTTCAATTTAGCGCTAAAACAGTCGGATAGCGGATGGCGCGTTTTCGCGCCTTCGGCCTTCGGTTCCGCCACAGCCACGTTTACGCGCGATCAGGCAGCCCAGCTTGCTGCTGCGGCGCTTACCGCACTTGGAGAGACGCACCAGCATGGCCGCCCTGACGCAAACTGAGCACGCTCCTACAAACCCTATTCGTGCCCATGTGGAGATGCTTCACCGGCTTGCTGCCGGCATCGACGGCATTCTGGTCGTTTCAGTATTCAACGCCAACCTGCCGAAAGACGACGGCATCGTCACCCATCATAGAATTGGCGATGTCCACGGGATGGTTGCAGCGATTGAAGCTCATTCCGAAACGCCTGGAATGAATTGCTACTGCGGCATGCAAGTAATGCGCCCCAACTTGCCTCGTCGGAAACGCGGCGGGGAAGCCGACGTTGTTGCCGTGCTTGGCCTCGTTGCCGACATGGACTCCGACCGCGGCTTCGACCTGCGGGACTATCCCATCGAGCCCAACCTGGTGTTGGAAACCTCCCCCGGCAACTTCCAACCGTTTTGGCTGTTCGACCGGCCGCTGCCGCCGTCTACCGCGAAGCCGCTCGCGCTCGCGCTCAAGCGTGCTACGGGATCTGACCACGGGACGGGCGACATCGCGCACGTGTGGCGCATCCCTGGTACCCTAAACTGGCCAGGTCGGGCAAAGCTTGAACGGGGCCGCCCGCCAGAGCCGGCGCTCGTAACGGTCGCGGATCCGTGGGGTGGCACCTTCACCGACACAACGGAACTGGCCGTCGCATTGGCGCAGTTCGCTGGCCAGGCAAAAGAGGCGGCTCCGGTAAAACTTGGCGAGATTCCCAGCGTCGACGGTGTAGAGGTGTCTGCGGAAGCCGCTGCACTGCTTGCGGCTAATGACGTTGGCGACCGCTCGGCGCACGCTGCTCGTGTTGTCGAGAAGCTGGCCTTCGATGGTCATCCTGCCGAGGTGGCCTGCGCTCTGTTCTTGTCGGCAACGGGGGATTGGTTTGGTCGCTACGATGGGAAAGACGCCGGCGCCGATTTCACGAGGCTGTGGGGGAAGTTTGGTGTGGCACACGAGGAGGCGGGGGGATCTGAGTCCGTAGTGGCCGCGGGCCTTTACGGAAAGTCCAAGGGCAAAACGCCGAAGGCCGACAACGACAACAATGCCTCGCCGCGCCAGACTGAGCCCGTCGACCTATGGCAGCAGACAGCCCATCCCGATCTGCCCGTCAATCTCCTGCCCTCCGTCATCGCGGATTTTGCCACCGGCCAGGCCGAGTTGATGGGCGTCGATCCCGGCGGTCTCGCCATGGCAGCACTGACCGTCTGCGCAGCGGCGATACCCGACACGCTGGAGATTCAGCCCAAGCAGCACGATCCGAACTGGCGCGAGTCCGCCAGGATATGGACGTCTGTTATCGGGTTGCCGTCGACCAAAAAGTCACCGCTGCTCGCCGCAGCCACGAAACCGCTGAAGGCAATCGACCGGGAAATGTTCCGCGCCTACCTTGAAGCCAAGGCCGCTTACGACGCTCTGCCTAAGGACGACAAGAAGACTGCCGCCCAGCCACGGCATGAGCGCCTCCGGCTGGAGGACACCACGATTGAGGCGGCGCAAGATGTCCTGAAGGACAGCCCGAACGGTGTGCTGCTGGTGCAGGACGAGCTCTCGGGCTGGTTCGGCGGTATGGACAAATATGCCGGCGCGGGTCGAGGCGCCGCGAAAGACCGGAGCTTCTGGCTACAGTCGTTTAACGGCGGTTCCTACACCGTCAACCGCGTCATGCGCGGATCGTCCTTCATCCCGAATCTTTCGGTTTGCCTGCTTGGCGGCATCCAGCCGGAACCGATCCGGGCGATCGCGAAGGACATGCAGGATGACGGGCTTTTGCAGCGCCTGTTCCCGATCGTGCTGCGCCCCGCCACCATGGGAACGGATGCTCCCGCACCTGCGGCTGCCGGTGCCTACGGCGCGCTCGTAGAACGCCTTCACCGACTGTCCCGGCCAATTCAGGGCGGTATGTTGGAAGTGCCTGTCCGCTTCACCCCGGAGGCGCAGATAGTTTGGGAGGAAGTGCTGACGCGAAACTTCGCTCTCGCGCAATCATGGGAGAAGGTGAACGTCAAACTGGCTGCCCACATTGGGAAATATGACGGCCTGTTCGCGCGGCTATGCCTGCTTTGGCATTGCATCGAGTCCAGCGGCAGCAGACCGGCATCGACCATTCCGGCAGATGTTGCGGAGCGCGTCCGGGGTTTCCTTTTCCGCTATCTCTATCCCCACGCGCTGGCCTTCTACCTCGATGTCGTCGGGCTTTCCGATAGGCAGGACAAGGTGTTGGCGACGGCCGGATGGATCCTGACGCATCGTCCACAGAAGGTGAATGTCCGGCAGGTTCGACGCGGCGACAGGCTCATGCGCAGCATGGACAATCTCGAAGCCGAGAAGGTGCTGGACCAGCTCGACGCTTTCGGATGGCTGGACCCTGTGCCTTTTGACCGGCGCGACAGTCGGCAATGGAAGGTTGACCCGAAGGTTTACGACCTGTTCGCCGAGCGCACACGGGAAGAAACCGACCGGCGACTGGCGGTTCGGGAGATTATCGCCAGTGACGCAAAATTGCGAGTAGCGTAGCAATGCAACTGTCGCCAGTTGGCCCTTGCGTGCGCGACAAGAAAATCATTTGAGCGCCTCCTTTTTGATCAATGGACCGCGTTTTCCGATTTTTTATCTCCCGCGCACAAGGGCCAACTGGCGACACTTCAAAAAACAGCCGTGCGAGAATTCGCGTCGGAAGGACACAATGACCACCACAAACAAACTACCTTGGCCAGCCTCCGATCTGCGGCTCACCCGAAACCAGGCCTCATTCCTAACCGATGGCCAACCGCCAAGTTGGTCGCCGAGGCTTTCGGAACGAACCGAGGAGAGCCTGTCCCGTCGAAAAATGCTTAGCTGGATTTTGCTGCCCTCTGGCGTCGGCGTCCTGCGGCCCAGTGCGAAAGGCAGGGCGGCGCTCGAAAAATATTACGGCCACGAACTGGTGGCCGCGAATGATAACCGGAAGGATGGCGCGAATGCAGCCTGACAGTCACGACGCGAAATACAAGTCGTTCACGGAGGCGCTCACGGCGTATCTGAGCCGAACCGCCGCGCCGCGGAAAGCGATGAACGACAATGCAAAGAGGATGGTGCCCCTTCTGAAATACCGCAACGGTCCGCCCCCGGCTGGGCCGCAGACGAACTGGTCAACCACGCCTAGTGGATCGTTCGTGTTCGATCCGGAAAACGAGGCGGAGGAATCTGGCTACTCGACCGAGAGCCGCCATGAAATCCGCCCATCGCCGGAACTTATCATGGCGGGGCTGAAGGGTGCTGAGTTCCGCGAGTTCCGGCATGCCAAGAACGGCGGGAGCGGCAGCACCGAACTGACCCCTTTGCCTGGCGACGCTGTCGAATACGGCGTGCATGTGGATGATTGCGGGAAAAAGCACAAGGTCGTCACGCGCATAGGCCGGTGGCGCTTCAGCGACGGCGAACAGATCGAAAAGGGGCTGAAGCGCAGCGGGAAAAAGGTCGTTGATGCGACCATCAGGATGCCTGTCGGCGCGATGCTAGGTTGCCGCGAAGACGCCAACCAAGCCCGAGGCGGCGATGGGTCCCATGCCGGATCCAAGCCCTATTTCGAAACGATGCTTGGTGCGAAGCATCGGCACATCAAGGCCGGCCCATGCCGGCAGGGGAAGTCGTACAGCCGGGATGAATCCGCGGCGATGCTCGCCGTGGCGATTGCCAATACGCCGGTTTTGCCGTCCGTGACCAAATATGAAGCCGGCATCGCCAGCGGTGGGAATTATCGGCCGAGAGACCTGTTCATAGGCATGCAGAAAACCACATGTGCTGGAGGCGGAGCGATCAATTGGCAAGACGCAATCGATGCGGAGGAAAACCGATTGGACTGGTTCCGTTGGGTTGCGTCGCTCAAAGACGAGGATAGGGCCGTTCTCGATGCAGCGACAACTGCCCGCTCTTACGCTGATGTCGGGCAGTCACTCGGCTTCAGCGGCGGCTACGCCCGGAAGGCTGGCAAGCGTGCCCTTCTCGCGGCAAATGACAATGCGCGGGAAGCGCTGAAAAAAGTTGCGTGACCGGTGTCCGATTCCGGACACTTGTTCCGCCTTTAGATTGTAGGCGACTAGTTCGCTTCGCCATGCGGCGCCGTTATTCATCGGCAGCCTCATGGCTTTGCGGCGGGTCGTAGTGTCGGATGCGGCGTCGGAGGACGTGCGGCAGTAACACTCCCCGCCGCGTCAATTCATGCCAGCATGGAAGTCACAACGGCCAGCCTACTTCTTCGTTTCCGCGATCTGGTTGGCTTTGTCCCTGTTCCCGCCCGCCTGCTTGATGATCTTCTGTGCTTCTTCCCTCGAAAGGCCGTGCTTTCGGGCGAAGTAGTTCACTTCGTAGGGCTCTCCTGCCGCGACTCTGCTGCGATCATTTGCACCACGTTTACTCTTGTCGTCAGGCATCTTCCATTCCTCCCTTGTCGGCGACAGGAAAGCACCAACGCTTATGCCCTGCAAGCCATCAGTCCATCGGCAGAGGCGACAGGGAGCTTGCGCACAACACCGGACGCCGCACCGGCGCTGAGGGTGTCCTTATGCCGACAGCGAAGGCTCCTTGCGCGCCATCTCGCTATAAGTTGGGCCTGAGCGGACCGTGGTAAAAGCTTTGGCGCTCGTTTTCCGGCGCGGGTTTCAAGGGACCAGCGATCTGGCCTTCGACACGCTTTCGGTACGCTATCGCAGCCGCGTCACACTGGGCGGCCGATGGGCCGTGTATTCGGAGAATGGCCTTAGCGATACGGGTAGGTATTTCGTGCCGTGCGGAGAACGAAACAACGTCCTCCCTACTGATGTTGCGCCGACTCCCATCCATCTATCCCCCTCATTTGTCGTGGGTATGGTCGCATCCGTAACAAGTTTATGTCGGAAAAGTCGTATCTGTCCAGAAATATGGCCCGTAACGCTTACTACCAGACGACGCACTGGCGCTCGCTCAAGCAGTCCTGCCATCAACGGGACGGATGGCGCTGCACGGTACCCGGATGCCAGACGCCGACGTATCGCCTCACCTGCGACCACATCAAGCGCCGGCCGAACGTGGACCATCCGACCGCCCTCGACGTGCTGAGCAACACCCGCACCCTCTGCGGCAACCATGACGCTCAGGTAAAGGAACTCGCCTCGGGCAAGCGTAGGCAGGGCGGCAAGCTGATCATCAAGGGCGCGACAATAGACGGGACGCCGCTTGATCCGAACCACCCGTGGCGCAGGCTTGACGGGAGGGGGAGGGTCGATCCCTAAGGGGCTTCGGGGGCCTAACCGTCCGGGGCAATCGTTTGCAGTGGCAACAGTTTCAGAACAAAAAGTTGGGGCCATCCCGTAGGGATGAAGTGCATGAACGTGATTGAAGGCACTGGCGCCATTGTGGTCGAGCCGGACTGGTCGAAGCTGTTCGACGACGACGTCGAGCAAGTTTCGGCGCACGAACATTGGCGGATCATAACCACCGAGATGAAGGAGCGCCAACTACTGGCACCCGCCACCGGCCATTCGATCCAGCGGCTGGTGTGCGCCTACCTGATGTTCGACCGCATGTACCGGGAAGTGGCCGAGAACGGCGTGGTGACGAAACCGCGCCGGGGCAACAGCAAGGCCATCGCCCGGATCAGCCCGTATTTCACGGCCATGCGCGAAGCCGGCTCGGATGCGGCAGCACTGGAGGCGGAGTTGGGCATATCCCCGCGCCGCCGTGGCGCCGCAACGAAGGTCGACCGCAAGCAGGCCAAGCCGAGGGCAGCAGATGCCTACACCAGCCGTACCGGATGATCCGGTAACCGCCTGGGCACGTGACGTTGTTGAGGGGCGTATCGTCTCCGGCGAACTGGCCATTCGGGCCTGCCGGCGTCACCTCGACGACATCGAGCACGGCCACAAGCGCGGGCTGATCTGGCGCCCCGACAAGGCGGCGCATGCGCTGGGATTCTTCCCGGCCATGCTCACCGTGACGGCCGGCGCAAAGGCGGGCGAACCGTTCAACCTGCCGAGCTACACGACGTTCGTTGTCGGGTCGCTGTTCGGATGGTTTCGGGCCGATGGTCGCCTGCGGTTCCGCACCGCGTGGGTCGAAGCAGGAAAGGGGCAGATCAAATCGCCGGTAGCCGCGGCGATCGGGCTCTACAGGATGGCCTATTGCGGCATCCCGCGCGCCGAGTGCTACGCCATCGCCAAGGACCGCAACCAGGCGAATGTGCTGTTCGGCGATGCGGTCGCGATGGCCAATGCGGAAATGCCGGAACCGGCCTTCGAGGGCGAATCGCTGGTCGGCCGTGGCGATCTGATCGCGCGCGGCACAGGCGACATGACATGGATGCTGGAGCATCCCGCTACCGGCTCTAAATTCCGTGCCCTGGCTGGCGATGAGCGAGTTAACGGCCCCCGCCCGTCCTTCGTGGCCGCCGACGAAATACATGAATGGAAGACGGACGGGCCGCTGAAAACGTGGCGGTCGGCCGGCGCCAAGATGCCCGGCGACTTCCTGCTGTGGATGTCGACGAACACGCCGGCCGCTGACCAGGTCGTGGCGACGGAATGGAGCGAACAGCATCAGCGCATCTTGCGCGGCGAGGCCGAGGACGATTCGGCGTTCGCGTTCATCGCCCGCGTTGATCCCGGCGATAAGCCATTCGAGGACGAAAGCTGCTGGCCGAAGTCGATGCCATGCATCGGGATCACGTTCCCGATCGACAATGTCCGGATCGAGGTCAATTCCTCGAAACGGTCGGTCGGGACGCGGCTACAGACGGAAAGGCTCTACTTCGGCGTTCCCGTCGGCTCGTCTGAATACTGGATCGACCTCGACGCATGGGAAGGGGTTCAAGGTACCGCCAACCTGAAACAGGCAAAGGGGCGCAGCGTCTTCCTGTCGCTCGACCTGTCGAAGAAGAACGACCTCACCGCCCTTGGCATCGGCTGGCACGACGAAAACGAAGTGCTCCGGGCCACGGTTCGGTACTGGAAGCCGGAGTACAAGCTGGCCGAACGGGCTACGGAGGATCACGCTCAGTATGTCGAGTGGGCCGCAGCAAAGCCGCCGCTGATCAACGTCGTTCCAGGCCGGTCGATCGAGTACGATTTCGTGGCGGCCGAGGTCCAGAAGATCGCCAACGACCTCGATGTCGAGGTGCTGGTGGTGGACCCGGCCTTCCTGACCGATTTTCGCCAGGCGTGCGACCGGATCGGGCTCGAGACGTGGATATACATTCCCGAGGAGCAGGAATACGGCTCCGGCCTGAAAATCATGATCCATGGCCAAGGCCGGCTGGGCATGAACTCCAAGAAGGCGCTGTGGATGCCGCGCAGCCTTCAGCAGCTTGAGGACATGATCCTCACCAAGCAGATCGTCATCGACGAAAGCCCGGTGACGAAATGGTGCTCGGGCAACGCGGCGGTGCAGGCCGACGCGCAGAACAACCGCTTCTTCGTCAAGAAGGTCCAGCGCGGACGCATCGACGGCCTGGTCGTGCTAGCGATGCTCGCCGGGGCCTCCGAAGTGGTCGAGACCTACGAGGCCCCGGTTTCACCGTGGGACGATCCGAATTTCACACTGGTGGATGCATGAAGATCGGTATCGAATTTAGTCGCGGCGCTAGCGAGGCGCGATCGGCCAGCATTGAGAACCCGACGGTTCCAGTGTCGCAGTCCACAGAGTTCATGGCCTTTTTCGGCCTTTCCTCTGTGAAGCTGCCTCACGTGTCGGTCGCGAGCGCCTTGACGGTGCCGGCGGTGCTTTCGGCGGTGGCGTTTCTGTCTCGCACCATGGCGACGTTGCCATTGCATGCCTACCGCGATACCGACAAGGGCGCGGTCCGTCTTACGGGAAAGACGGCTGTCACGATCCACGATGCGCCGAATGACCTCATGGGGTCGTTCAAATTCCGGCAATGGTTCTGGCAGCAGGTCTTTACCGGTGGGCGTGGTCTTGCCTGGATTGAGCGCAACGGGTCCGTGATCGAGGCGCTGTGGCCGATGGACCCGCGCAAAACGACCGTGAAGCGGATGGGCTTCGATCTGGTCTACCATTTCGATGGCAAGACCTATCCGGCCGCCGATGTGATTGACGTGCCGTTTATGCTCAACGAGGACCAGATCACGCATCGCGGGCCCATCATGCTGGCGGCGAAGGCAATCCAGCTCGCGCTCGCCATGAACGACTACGGCAGCAACTTCTTCGCCGGTGGCGGCGTTCCGCCCCTGGCCCTGGAGGGGCCGGTTCCGTCCGCAAAAGGCGGTCTGGAGCGGGCGATGGCCGATGTCAGCCGCGTGATCGACGCCGCGAAACGCACCGACAAACCGATATTTCCGCTGCCGCCCAACCATAAGCTATCGCCGGTTGGCTTTGATCCCGCCAAGGGGCAGATGGTTGAGGCGAGGTTGTTCCAGATTCAGGAGATTGCCCGAGCATATCAGATGCCGCCGGCTTTCCTGCAGGACCTTAGCAAGGGGACGTTTTCCAACGTCGAGCAGCAGGATCTTCATCTGGTCAAGCACCTGATCGGCCAGTGGGCGAAGGCCTTCGAAGACGAGGCCAATCTGAAGCTGTTCGGGCGCGGCAGGTCTGGCCGCTATGTCGAACACAACCTCGACGGTCTCCAACGCGGCGACTTCAAGAGCAGGATCGAGGGCATCGCCCGCGCGATCCAGACGGCGCAGATCACGCCAAACGAAGCCCGCGCCCTGGAGAACAGGCCGAAGCACGGGAATCCGGATGCCGACGAACTGTTGGTGCAGGGTGCGACTGTCGTGCTCGGTAAGCAGCCGTTGAAGCCTGCCCCGGCTGAGCCGAAAACCGAAAATGGAGATGGCAATGAGCCACAAGCCTGAGGGCGCCGAAAAGCGCTCGCTTGTCCGGCCGGTCGAGTATCGTGCCGACGCCGCCGGCAAGATGACCGTGACGGGTTATGCCGCCGTGTTCGGCGAGGTTGCAGATATTGGCGGTTGGTTCAGTGAGGTCGTGGCGCGCGGCGCCTTCACCAACACCCTGCGCACCGCCGACGTCCGCGCCTATTTCGATCATGATAGCGGCCGGGTGCTCGGGCGCCTCTCTGCCGGCACCCTCCGTTGTGAGGAAGATGACAAGGGTCTGCGCGTCGAGATCGACCTGCCCGACACCACCGATGGTCGCGACGTGAAAACGCTGGTCGAGCGCGGCGATGTCTCCGGCATGTCGTTCCGGTTCGAGGCGGTGCGCCAGGAGTGGGACGAAACGGTAGACCCGCCGAAGCGCACGCTTCTGGAGGTCAAGCTTGGCGAGGTCAGCATCGTGTCCGAGCCGGCTTATGACGGTACGTCGGTCGCGCTCCGGTCGCTGGAGGGCGTCCGGAAGGAACACCGTCGCCAGCGCAACGCCGCCGCATTCGCCCGCCGCAAGGCCGAGGCCGAGGCCAAGTTCCGCAAGATTTCCTGAGTTCACCCGGCATCCGCCGGAGGGCGCGGCAAGCATCCCGCTTCCCGTCTCCACCGCCTGCTTCCGAGCGGGCTTTTTCGACGTGCTCACATGGAGAACATCATGAGCAAGGAACTGATTGAGAAGCGGGAAAAGCTTGTCGCCGATGCCCGCTCGGCGCTGGAAGAGATCAAGAAAAACACCGACGAAGCGCGCGCCGCCGAATTGGAAAAACGCCATGACGACATCATGGTCGAGTTCGACAAGGTCGACGCGCAGATCGCTCGCGAAAAGCGCATGGCTGACGCGCAGAAGCGCATCGACGACGCTGCGGCCGAGGAGCGTGCGAAGCAGCGCCCCGGATCGAGCGGGGAAGGTCGCGGCCAGGACGACGGCGACCAGGTGACCTATCGTTCCGCCTTCCACCGCTACGTGGCTGTTGCAGGCGACATGTCCGCCCTTAGCGACGAGGAACGGGCCGCCCTTCGTGGCGGCGTGGCGCCGAAGGAGGCTCGCGCTCAGACTGCCGGTACTCCCGCGGCCGGCGGTTACACCGTCCCGACCGAACTCAGCGACCAGATCATCATCTCGATGAAGGCGTGGGGGCCGATGTACGATGAGAATATCTGCACGGTCATCAACACGTCGGCCGGTAACCCGATCGATATTCCGACCGTGGACGATACGGGCGTTGCCGTTGCCAAGCACACCGAGGCCGGCGACGTCACCGACGATGGCGGCTCGGACGCGACCTTCGGGAAGAAGACGCTCAACGCCTACGCGTACGACACCGAATGGGTGAAGTTCAGCTGGGAGCTGGCGCAGGACTCGATCTTCAACTTCGAGACGCTGCTTGGCGGTCTGCTCGGCCAGCGTCTCGGCCGCCGTGCGAACGTCGAACTGACCACCGGCGATGCCACCGGCGATCCGCAAGGCATCGTCACCGGCTCGACGCTCGGCAAGACTGCCGCCGCGACCGCTGCCATCACGTGGGACGAGATCATCGACCTGGAGCACTCGGTTGACCCGGCCTACCGAGCATCGCCCAAGGCTCGGTATATGTTCAACGACACTACGCTGTCGGCCGTTCGCAAGCTGAAGGACGGGCAGGGTAACTACCTGTGGCAGGCAGGCGACGTCCAGAAGGGCGTTCCCAACAGCTTCAACGGGCGGCCCTACAGCATCAACCAGGCGATGGATTCGCTCGGCGCCGCCAAGAAGGTCATGATCTTCGGCGACTTCTCGAAATACTTCGTCCGCAAGGTCGGCGGCATCGTGATGTTCGTCGCCCGCGAGCGCTTCGCACCGGATATCGGCCTGCTCGGCCTGATCCGCCTCGATGGCAAGCTGGGTGATACCGCCGCCGTGAAGCACCTCATCACCGCCGCCTCGTAAGGCTCGGCTTTGTAAGGCGGGCCGCTCCGGTGGCCCGCCCGCGAACCCGGAAGGAGCGAACTATGAAAATCAAGATGCTGGCCGGCATTGCCGGCACGGGTTTCTCTCTGTCTCCCGACGATGAAACCGATCGGTTTTCGGACACGGAAGCGGCACGGCTGATCGATGCCGGATTTGCCGTTCCGATCGCCGAGCCGAAGGTCGAGCGCGCCGTGAAGTCGCCGGCCCCGGAAAAGCGCGGCTGACGCCTGTGTCTTATCTTGTCGTCTCCAATCCTGCGTCCGATACCAGCCTCGCGCCTATCGAGGCGCTGCGGGCTGCCGCTGGCGTTTCCACCGCCGACACGTCGCGCGATGTCGAACTGGTCGCGCTTGGTGAGCGCATCTCGGCCGAGATCGTCGAAGCCTGTCGCATTGCTGTAGGCGAAGGCGCGGAGCCGACGCTGCGCAAGGAAGAATTGACGGAGACGTTCTCCGGCTGCTGTGACGACGTTCTGATCCTCTCGCGCCGGCACAACGTCAAGATCACGTCCGTTACCGAGAACGGCATGGCGGTCACGGTCGATGCCAGAGGTTTGAGGTCAGAGGCCGGTCTGCTCGAACGCTGGGTAAACGGTCAACGGTCCCGCTGGTCGGCATCCGAGGTCGTCGTGGTCTACGATGCCGGCTTTGAGACGAGCCCGGCCTCTCTGGTCGGCGTGGTGACCGATCTCGCGCGCATCCGGCTGTCGCAAGCCGCAGCCGACCCGCTGGTGAAATCCACGCGGATCGAGGTCGCCGACGTCGACACGGTGCAGACGGACCGCTGGGTCGGCTCGGTGCCGGGAACCGGAGAAACAGGGCTCCCGGCCGAGATCATGGCAAGGCTCGCTCGTTTCATCAATCCGGTGTGGCCTGACCCCATAAGGTGGTCCGGTTTCAGTCTTAGTGCATGATCGGCTTTTCGGCTATTGCCTGGGCAGATGGTGGTGCCGATCCGCGCGGCGGCGCAGGCCAGATAATAGCCTCCGGT